TTTTTTTCTCCCTTTGAAATGTTCGTAGCATTGTTGCCACTTGCCTTGATAACGTCATGTGAGTTCTCCTCTGGTTTATAAATTGTGATCAGTTCTTCTTTACCTTTCACCTTAATCTTATCTACTTCAATTGACTTAATATCAACCAATTGTTCTTTCGTATAAGATGAATATAGAGTAGGCACTACTTTACCATCATTATCTTTATAGTTTCTAGTTGCAGCTTCTAATCTTGCAGCTAGATTTACAGCGTCACCTATTACAGAGTAATCTAGTCTCATCTCACTTCCCATATTACCTACAATACATGTACCAGTATTGACACCTGAACCAATGTTAATATCTGGTAAACCTTTTTCTTTAAATTCTTTCTTAATTCTATCTGTTTCAATCGCACACTCAATAGAAGTCTTGACAGCCATTTCTGCATGATTCTCACAATCAAGAGGTGCGTTCCAGAATGCCATAATACAATCACCCATATATTTGTCGATTGTACCACCATTCTTCAATACTATCTTACTCATTCTGTTTAGATAGTCATTGATTACATTAACCAAACCTTCTGGATCATCATTGTTTTTATAGTGTTCAGATATTGGAGTAAACCCTACAATATCCATGAATAAGAAAGACATCTCTTTTCTTTCACCACCCAGTTTTAGTTTCTCTGGATTCTTTACAAGTATTGCTACTTGTCTTGGATCTAGATACTTCTCAAACTGTTTTCTTATTTGTTGTTTTAATTTAAATTCTAATATAAATCGTAAAAATGTACTATGAAAGGTCACTATGATAAATGTTAGTAATATCCATGTAACATCTACTAATACTAAACCTTGTTGAAAAAATAAATTTGTATATACTAGAGAACCTGTTATTGTAAAGAATATAACTGCTGATATCAATCCGTAACCAAAGTATCTCACAATGATAATCATAGCAAGACCTGCTACAAATGCAACCAATAATTCTATTAATGAATCAAATCTTTTTACAGTCTCACCATCTAGTATCGTTTGTAGTGAATTAGCACTTATCACATAATCATATTGTTCACCAGTAGGGGTTGCTACTATACTAGATAAACCCTCTGCTGTCAAGGCAAAAATTACTGTGGTACCTGACGCCTCATTAAAGTCGTCACTCGCAGCTGATATTGTCTTAAATTCTTTATTCCATCTTAACCATATTCTTGCGTTTGCGTCTGTGTTGATCGTATCATAACCAGGTACTCTCATTGCAACCACACCTGTTTGATCTGCCTTTACTTGATATGAAGGATCACCTACTGCCACTCTTATTGTCTCTACTGACATATTAGGATAAACTTCATCACCTATTTTCATCAATAGTGGCACTCGTCTTACAACACCATCTATCTCTGGTGCTGTATTAATAACACCTACACCTGCAGCACAACCTGCTAGTTCTGGTAATGGACCAACCATACCAGGCCATTCATATAAAAAATCTAATGGGTCACCTATCTTTGCAACACCTCGTGGCACTGGATTTGATTTACGATTTTGTACTGTGCCTGTTTGTGCAATGACAGTACCAAACATCAATGTCGTACAAAATTCAGTATCGTGACCAAATCTATCTTCTTCACTAAACAATATAGGCATAACAATGATACCTGTTTCTGCCATTCTTATCTTAACAATTAAATCTGCTAATACATTTCTAGGCCAAGGCCATTGACCATATTTTTCTATGGCAGCCTCATCTACTGTAATGATTGTTATATCTTGGGAAGGTGTGACTTCTTCATTTGCAAGAAGATAGTCAAATGATTTTAGGCGTAGTGTTTCTTTGAAACCGGGATCTTGAAACCCGACATATGTTAAGATAAACAGCGTTAGAAACGCTGTCGTCCAATGAGTAATATATTTCACATAATTATTTATGCGTAATGATAATCGTAGAACCTTACATCAAATTCACGGCGTCTGGCTTTGTTACCTGACTTTTTAATTTGTTTTAAAACAACATTTCTAGATTTAGAAGTTAAGACATGAAATTTTGCGTCTCTGCCTTTTTGTGATTTTGTATGTGATAATTTCATATTAAAACATGTGTGGAGACATTCTCTCCACATCCTCAATTGCAGTTTCTAGAGAGATCAAACCCTCTGCGTTGAAGACACATCTAGGTTGACCAATATTAAGACCCACTAATTCATAGTGAAAAATCTTAATCTCAGAACAAGTAAAAGCATTAAGAAGTTTATCTTTATAGCCTACACATTCTTTGTAGTCGTAAGTAGAATGAGTATGCCACTCGCCGTCATGGGTTTTGAACACCATTTTCCATTTTTCTTTATGTTTCATACTTACTAATATATCGTATTCTGAGGAAAAGTAAAGAGAAAAATGGTAATATTTTATTACTTTAGGTGGTCAATATTGTCGCACCCTTTAGTTTTGATTTATGGTCATAGTGCAAAAAGAATGTCCACACCAAAAACTACCACTATAACTTTTATTGTTACCTGTTTGATTGAAATACATTGATGAACCTGTGCTTGTTCTGCCATCAACATCTATATTGAGTGTGTTATTATTTCCTACTTGGTCAATATCAATAATAAATTCATCCATACTTACAATATCAAAATCAATATCATTGTCTTGACCATCTTGAAATGAATTAAATGTTCCTTCGTCTGTGTTACTATCTATCGTAAGGTTTAAATCATTCGCCTTCAAAGGTGGAACCCTTGTAGATATTAAAAGTACCACTACCAGTAAAAATATCAATAGCAGATTTTCTTTTAGAAGTTTTCCTATCATACTTTGTTTTATCCTTTACTACTCTAGGTCTATATTTTGGTGTTCGTAATTCTTTGGCTATGGGATTCTGTTTCTTCATTTTTTTTCTTTGTTATTTTTTTCATTTTCTCAATAAATCTACGATAGACTGCAGCCTCAGCTGTTTTCCCCATAACTCTTGCTCGTTGTTCCATAGCAATAGCAGCCTGTACTTTGTGTGCGTGTGATTTACCTGAATTTTCTATTTTTCTTACACTTGCCTCTGCTGTTTTTACATCTTTAAAACCAAGACCATGTATTGTACCTTTAGGATTCTCATCTGTGTATAAGTCACTATGCTTTTTACTACCTGCAGGTTGACCTTTTTTTCTAGGTATTCTTGGTGCTTCTGTAAATTCTTTAAATGTCTTCATTGTAATTGTTCTATATTAATATCGTTATCTTGCCCACCTAGTTCAAAATCATACATTTCAAACTCTCCTTGTATAATATTTAGTATATATCCATACTCTTGATCTAGCCTTAATTCAATATAACCACCAGAAGCGTCCTCTCTTATCCATACCCATTGTGGATCTTCATCTAATATAATTACACCTGTCTCTGGATCTTTACCTAGTGTAATACCGTTTAGTGATCTTTCTTCTTGTTTATCAAATTCGTTTCTCATTTCTTTTGCAAGTTCTTCGTTAATTTGTTTGAGTATGTCTGCCAAAAAGTTTTGTTGTAAAAAGTCAATATCTAAACCTGTTACATATAAGTTTTCGTCTTCTTCAAGATAGTCTTGGTCTAAATCATCTATTTCTAAAAAGTCGATATCTAATGCGTCTGCAACTGCCTTAATTTTCTTTACATAGTTTTCATCTTCTATCTCTTTTGGTTTAGATATGATTAACATATTGTTTATCATGTCTATCTCTAAATCTAATTTTACTGGTGGTGTTGGTGGTTTTTCTGGCACATATACTTGGGTTGCTTGAAATGCTTGATTAAGTATTACTTGACCTGCCGCACTTTCTACTGATATTTCACCAACAAGACAATTACCATTCACATCACAAGAAGGTAATAATATAATTGTAGAACCACCCAGTTCGTCTATTGTCATAGAAAAATCTGTACCACGAACACCTATTGTTGCAGTAGGTGTTGTTATTATAATATCTTGTCTTGATGTTTTAGCAATTTGACCTGACGCATATCTTATTGTGCCAAGTTTTGCTGATAGATTTAATTTACCTTTTTTAGTATTAGGGTCATATACAAATTCATCTATGATAAGTTTACTGTGTTGGGTTACATCTACTCTGGTATCATCTATAAAAAGAATACCAACTTTACCATTACCTGTCTTTACTGTATCGTATTGTTCTATTGGAAGTTCTTGCTCGATTGTAATATCTGTTTTATTACGATCTATTATACCGTTGCCTTCAATCTGGTCAACATTTCCTATGCTGGCCCACGAAGGACCAGCATAAAATAATATTAATATTATTATCGTCCACTTAGTCAGTTTGTGAAATATCAATGTCATGGTTATCACCAGATGTTGTCAAGTTAATTATATTATCATAAACACCAGATTGTGTTATATCTACATCAGCGATAGAACCTGTATGTGAATGGACTAGGGTGTGTCCGTTAACATCACCATCACCATTTATGTCAATTAAATAATTATTTGTGTCACCATTAACGGTTAGTGTCAAAATAGCAGATGTACCATCTATAGTAGCAGCAACAACATTGCTGTCACTACCTGAGGCACCTGTTATACTTACAGTTGCATTAGAAGCGTCTGCTGTCTCTCCGATATCAATATCTAAATCGTTACTATTACCTGCCCATATAATTGAAGCAGTAGCAGTAGCACAAGAAGAATTGTTTCCTGTACTATCACAATTAAAGTCGATATCGTTTGAGTTACCAGTCGTGCTAAATGTACCTGTAAAGGTCGCACCGTTTACATCAAACTTTAAAACATTCGAGTTACCAACTTGATCTATGTCTATTGTGGTCGTTGCGCCTGTGACCGTAGAAGCAGTAGTCGAGTTACCAACTGTGTTGTTTTGTCCGTCTTGGGTAATGTCGAGGTCAAGCGTAGCACCTGATTGTGTCACATAGATATCATTCGCCATTACCGGTAAGGCAAATAACATCAATATTGTGATTATTTTAGCATACATTACTTTACTCCTCTATTTTAAATGACCATAAGTCTTTTTCAATACCTTCATGTATCATATTAAAGATAGCATGTTCTATTGTAGTTCTTATGGCGTAGTTAACTGGCTCATTTGTTGCGACACCAGTTTCTATTTCAAGCGCTTTTGTACTCATGTCTAGAAACCTAAATACATCACCGCCGCTTGAATAACTTGCGATAGTCTTTGTTGCTGATACTGTAAGTAATATCTCACCTGTTTGTACTGCAACAAGTCTTATCGAAACTGTTACTTGGTCTGTACGATATTGTTCACTTGCACCTATACCAAAATACCTTGCACCTGCACCACCAGATGTAATATTTGTATCATATCCTACAATACCACCCTCTACTATAAGTCCTGCAAACTTTAGAGGTTTTAAAATATTTTTTGTATCACTTTCACCATCATATAATTCTCTTGTTGATCTTATTAATTGTCTTTCTTTTACTAATGAATCTAAACCTTGTCTTTCTAAAACTATAAACCAAGGGTTGTGACCACCAACTGCTTTGAGACCATTAATAACCCATGCTTCAGGTCCTTGTGTTACAGCCGTAGATAATTGACTGAATTTTGTATTAGGTTTTCTCTGTCCTGTTCTATCAGGAAAATTATAAACTGCAATTGTAATTTGTGGTTGACCTAATTCTGGAATCTTTTCCAGTCTTTTCATGGTGTCAGTTTTTATAGTATAAGGAGTTTCACCTTGATAAAAACCTTCTTCGTTAAGTGCCTTGTTTGAGGCACAGCCACCTAATAAACAGATAAGCAGCATTGCAGCTGCGATTTGTGGTATGGTTTCCATATTAGAATTTAAAGTCACCTACTGGAACAGACATGGTTGTCGTTGAACCATCTGGTGATGTTATGGTTAGTGTGATTACTTCTGTTGAAGTATCTTTGACCCAATAGATTGTAGAACCCTCTACTTCAGCTGTGCCACTTGTTGGACATGTGCCTTCACACTCTGTACCAAACATGTTGTCAACTAATTGTTTAGATAGATTTGCATAAATTCTACTTTCAACATTTTTAATAAATTTATTGATTGTAGTATTATTAGCGTCACGCTCAGCAGCGGCAGCCGCTGACTTAGCGTCATCTTTAAGTTTATTCTCTCTACTATATCTTAATTGTTCAAGTGATAATACATGTGTTGAGTATCCATTACCTGAAAATGATGGATTACTAAATTCATGTACTAGCTCACTTGCGATACTAGGTGTCGAAAGCACATAATAAAATAGACCTAGCACCAAAATTTTTAGTGCTTTCATACAACTATTTATACAATCCAGTCTATTATGGTTAAAAATCCAACAGTAAATATGCAGGTTAAAATTAATACACCAAGTAAAATACCTGCTGTTTGTATACCTTTAAGATATTCAATCTGGTTTTCTACGCTTGTTATCTTTTTGTTCATTTTCTCTCATCTCCAATACGGTGTTAAGTTTTGATCTTAACCTTATAAGATCATTGTCAAGCATTCTAATTCTATCAATTAGAGCTATTGTAGTCATTTGTGCCTTGTCTAATTTTTCAATAATTTGACCAGTCACATAATTGTATATAAAGTATATGAACCAACCCATAGCAATCGCTGCTACTGTGGCAAACCCATATTGATTTAACAGATCAATAATAGGTGATGTAACTTCTACTTCAATCATTAGTCTTTTCTTGCGTCCTCTTTACCATCTGATCTGGATATTCTATCTAGGTCAGGTCTTAAATTTAAAGCACTTGATATCAGTATATCTAGTTTTATCATATCATGGTTCATAGTTTTAATTCTGTTATCTAAGGCTGATATTAACATAGTAATTGTTGCAACTTGTCCTACAACACCAGCAAGTATGTATTTCAATATAATATAGATAAACAACCCCATGATAGCTGCGGCTGCCACAGGTAAACCAAATTGTGTAAGTATGTCAAAAAATATATCCATGAGACTATTTATCTAATAAAAGTGGCGTCTAACCATGGACGCCGGCGTGTGGATTAAGGCACAACCCTATCTGTTAGTGAACAGGAGAGAGATTAGTCGTTGACTAATTTGCTAAAGTAATTCATAGTATCGTCTTCATCATCACTAGGGGAGGTTTCAGATAAAGGTTGTTCATCTACTTTAGGCTCACTAACTTCCACATCAGCACTTACAGGTGGGATATCTATTTCATCTGCTGTTGTGGTCTTTCCTGTACCATAAACAACTTTTTCAAACTTGGCTTTCAAGTCATCATAAGATTTGAAGTTTGTGGTAGCAGAAAACTCTTTCAATGGTAATTGTTGTTTCCATAATACTTCTATTTGTTCGTCTGTGTCTTTTACTTTAGACGCACTTTCAAATTCAGATTTATCATAGTTCCAATAACCATCAACTTTTCTAATTTTTAATTTGAAGTTTGCACCTTCCCAAAAGTCAAATGGGTTGATTGCTTTCTCATCAGCAAATTCAGGTTTCATTGCCTCAGTAATCTTATCAAAGATTTTTTTACCAAACTTATATAAGAATACTTTGCCTTCATTCTCTGGATGTGCAGGATCAGAAACTACAAGTATGTTTGTAAAATAAGATAACTTTCGTTTTCTTTTTCTAGCGATCTCTTTGTCAGCTTCAGAACCAGTATTCCATAGTTTACTGTTTTCTTCACTTACTGGATCTTTTTGACCAAGTGTCGTTAAACTATTCTCAATATACCAACCGCCAGGTCCTTGAAAGGCATGAGACCAAACTCTTGCCCAAGGTAATTCTTCTCCTTCTACAGCAGGTAAAAAACGAATAACGGCATAACCATTACCAGTTTTATCTAGTTCTGGTTTCCAGAATCTATCGTCACTTGATGAATTTTGATTTGTTGTTGGGGATGTAACTTTTTCTAGTTCTTTAGTTAGTTTGTCGAAGTTACCACGACTTTGTTTTAAATTTGCGAATGACATATTGTCTCCTTGTATTCGTTGTATTTGTATGTGTCTATATTAGCGACATTACTATATATAAAAGTTTTCACTCTTTGCTGTAAAATTTATCAAGCCCGCCGTGGGATTTATGGATTTACCCACAAGCTTCCAGGAAGAGTCCATCTCGGTTTAAAGATAGTCCCTACTCACAACTACCCTTGGTGTCTTCAGCCATTCGGCCATAACCCTCCAAGAATATGCCTTTTGCCCTCTTAAGCAATGTTCGGCCAGACGGATACATCAGTTTCGAACCTGAGTATGTCTGCTTGATAACTCTATTATACCATATTCCAGACTAAAAGTCAAGGGATAATTTGGCATAAAACTCACTTTTTTTCATATAAGATAGATTAGGTAAACTATCCCATTGAGGCATTCTCTCTGATACTCTATTACTTTCATCAGGATTAACCTTTATAAACTGTATATCTTTATATCTCACCATAACTCTACCCATTTGTATAACCCAATTTTGTGGTGTTATGGAACCCTCATCTTCACCCAGATAACCATAGGTGCCTTTGTAAAGATTATTAATAAAATCTGTTGTACTGTACATATCCATGCCAATCAAATAACATTTTTTAGGTTTCTCTATCTTACATCCTATGTACATTGCTGTTGCACCTGATGACCAACCTGGATCTTCTGGCCCTGCATTGTCAGCTTCCCAACCACCTGCAGCATAATAATCATTCATAATATTTTTTAGTAGTGTGATATTTTGATCTGCAAGACCATAAGTCCAAGTCACATAAACACTCTCAAAACCATCACCTTTCCAGCGATCATTTTGTCTATCTTTGTTAACAGTAGATGAACCATGTATAACAAAGTTTTGATAAAAACCCTCAGGATTACTTTTCCACTCACTTATTTTAGGATCTTTCATACCTGTCTTTGTTGCGTCTATCATAGATTCAGCAGTATCACCTGGTAGATCATCCCAATCTCTAAAATAAACTTTATTCTCATCACAATAACCACTTCGATATATTTCATGTTCTAACATAGGATCAACAGCGATTAAACCATCAACTTTATGTTCTCTGTATAGAGCATTACAACCCCATACTTTACCTTGTGTTTTTAGTAATTCAACATCAATATCTTTACGACTTTCACCATTACCTAGTACAAATAAATTCTCTGTCACACCATGCCTCTTAGAATTAGTTTCATTCTTTCTTTGTTGTATGTCATAAAAGGTCCATACTTTTCTATCTTTCGTCTCAATGTTGGCCATATTATATCTTCCTTTATTTCTTTACTAAAGTTTTTAGTGTAATTTAATAAATCATTTAGAATACATAATGTTTCTAGTGATACTCTTTTTGCTAAATATGTTTTAACCAATATAGGGTGTTGTCCTCTGTTTATTTTAAATATCTTGTTAAAGTTCTTTTCACTTTTTCTCAATAACTGTTCCATATCTCTTTCAAAATAATATGTAAGTCCATCTATTCTTTTTTGTCTTTCTAAATAAACATCATTGTTCATATCTTTAATGTAAGGAGATTTATTAGATATGAAATTGCTAACAAAATACTCAACAATATTATCGCCGTATTTTCTTGCAGCCTTAACAAAAAAATACTTATCATTGCGTTGTATAAATGTTTCGTACTTAGCATTAGTTTCACCATTATACTTAAAGAAATCATATTCATCTTTTGAAAAATGTAACTTAATACTGAGATACTTTTTGTATGCTTCATATCCTTCATTCATTAAACTGGTAGTGTTGCTGTCTTTGGTAAAAAGTTTAAATCTTGTGCGTTCATTTTAATTTTATCTTTTAGTGTTCTGTTAATTAGATGTGTAATTTGATCTGGTTCTATTTCTTTCTCGGCACAATAATCCAATACTGCTTCCATGTGTGTTATTCTTTTCTTACTTGCTCTTTTTTCTATTTGTAAAGCGAATTGTTTAGGTGTCATTTTTCTCCTCTTGTTTTGTTTCATCATATAGAATAGCACAAATTAAAGCATAGTTTGCCATGTCAATTAATGTGTCTCTTATGCTTTCGTCTTTTACTTTTAATTCATTCTGTTTTACAAATGACATCAAACGACTAAACTTGTCACCTATTCTTATTGCAACACCTTTCCATGCAGGTATACCTGCCATTTCACATGTTCTAAAATTTTTAAATACATCATCTTGTGAAGCATAATCATGCCTTTTCATATCATGCACTTCTTTCATATTTTCTAATAGACGATAAAACGCCTCACTTTGTTTTGCCATTATTTCATTTCCTCATTAATAATATTCAACATCATGCCTTCATCAAATTTAAAGTTTATACCATAAGACATCATGCAAGTTAAACCTGTTGAAACCATTGTCAAGGACATAATACCCTTTTTAGTTTTTTCGTTATACCAAAAAGATGAGGTGCCTATTAAATCGCCTTCTTTTACACCACCATTTCTAACATCACCACTCATAACATATTTCATATCAAATACTTCCATCATTGCTGTTAACAATTCAAAAGTAGGAGCACAATAAACTGGAACTGGTATCGCTTGTAACATATCATTTGGAAAACCCTCTTCTTTAGGATGTGCCTCTGCACCTAAATCTTTAACGGTAAATGTACAACTTATTAATAATATTGATAATATAAGACTAATTTTTTTCATTTTTTTCTACCCACTCATAAAATTTTTCTACTGCCTCTTTTAGTTTAGGCAAGTAATCGTTTTTGTTTTTCTTAAATACTTG